TAGCGCATCCACGTATTGACAGACTTAAGGTTTGTCTCTGTTACTGGTGCTCCAATTCTAGTGAGGAATTGTGTTGCCCACTCTTGTTGATCGCCAGTCCCAAGAATTGCTTTTGTACCTGCAGTGTTAGAGGCAGAAGAAGAAGTTGAAGACGTAGACATAGGTACAGAATTTGCGGAGCCAACGGGAGATTCTGCTCCAAAATATTTTAATACATCTGGATTAACTGGATTATTTTTTCCTTGTCGTACTTCATAGTGTAAGTGAGGACCAGTGGTGTTACCTGTGTTTCCTGACTTTCCAATTTTTTGTCCCTTTTTTACTTGCTCTCCAAGGTTGACTGTTCTTTCACTCAAGTGCCCGTACACTGTTTGATATCCATTAGGGTGATCAATAACAATGGCAGTTCCATAACCTGGTCCTGGGTTGATACTGGAAACATAGCCATCAAGACTTGCTGATACAGGTGAACCAATCTTCATTGGGAAATCTTGACCTGTATGTACGTTATTTGTTGACGCCCAAATTCCTGAGTTATCTTTAGCACCAAAACCATTTGCTGCGGCGCCGCCTCGTGGTCCGATGCCAGTATTAAACCCAGCACCAAATCCAGAGGTTGCTCCACCAAGAATTGGTATTTTAGTAATTGCGCTTGCTAGATCTTTCATTCCACTTATAAGCATAGAGATGCCTGTGGACAAAGCCGCTCCTACATTAGTTCCACCAACTCCACCAACTAATCCTTTGAGGTATCCCATTTGCTCAACGGATATTCCTAATAGTCTGTTAAATGCTTCTACAGTATCTGCAGCCTTCTCAAAACCGCGAATCATTGCAGATTCGGCTTTCATCATTAACTCTGTTTCAGAACCGCTTAGTCGACCTGCAGTTTCAAGGGCTGTATTTGCATTCCCTCCTGTTTGATTATTCCCACGAACGGCAAGGTCTGGATTTCTTCCTTCGGTGTAATCGATTATTCCTTGATAAACAATCTCTTGTTGTGCTGCATCAAAGTTTTCTCGAAGAAAGACTCCTAAGTTTCCTTTTTGACGTGAAAAAGCAACGGCCTCTGCACTGCTGTAGCCACGACCTCCAGTTAATACTGGAATTAATTCCTTTACAAGTTGCCCTGGTGTTTTTTCTTTTCCTTTAGAGTCCGTAGTTGTAATTCCATATTGATACAAGTTTGCTGCCATAGGACCTGATTGGAAACCCGCAATAGCATCAGCAGCGGCAGCGTTATCTAGTCCGAGGTATTTAAATGCTCCACCAACTTGAGCAGCAGCCTGTAAGTAATTACTGCTTCCTGGCATATAGCCACGACCTGCCAGCAGTGCAGCAACTGCGGCATCTGATCCACGACTAGATAGTCCGTTATCCATAGCGCCAAAGGTTGCACGCTCTAATTGAGCACGGTTAATACCTGGAGATTTTAATCCTGCTTGGTAGTACCCAACTGAACGTTGCATCGTAAGGGCAAGGTCTGGCATACCTGCGTACATTCCAGCAAAACCTGCTAAACCTATTTTAGCCGCTCCTATAGCGCCTTGAACAAAACGACTCTGGCCCGCACCGCTGCCAAGATCTAGTGGGAATCCACCACCTTGTCCTCCTCCACCTTGGGATGAGAACTGTCCTAGGCTGGCGTTGACTTGATTAGTGCCTGGACCTGAGTAGGTCTGCGGTGCAAAGGTAGCGCCGTCAGCGCCTGTACCTGGCCGTGTGATTGCGGTTCCTAGGTGGGCACTACCGCCGTTGTTCTTTAGAACACCAGTAGCACCCTCCATGGCGGAAGTTGAAACACTAGAAACTTTTTCAAGGGACTCATAGAGAGCGTTAACTTTCCTAGTCAGTTCGTCAACACCAGTGGTCAAAGACTTGATGTTGGCAACCATCTTGTTAGCCATGTTAGTCCTTTCCCTTTACGTATTTGGCTATCTGTAGCCAGTTCTTTCTTTCTCGTGGTGACAACTGCTTTATCTCAGTTAACGTCCATCCCTTAAAGGACTGAGTTAACGCTGCCCATTCAGCCACTACGTGACTGTATGGAAGAGTATTAGAATCGAAATAAGGTCCCGAAATTAACGGGAACTGGTACCTCGCTTCCAGTCTCAGGATCAGTGACAACGATGCTGTCAAACTGTGGTCCTGGTAGTCGCTTGTTGATCTCTTCAACAATCTTTCTACGATCAGCAAGTCCTAGGTTTCGTACCTGTTGCTTGCTGACAACTGGAGAGTTATCGATTTTTAGCACAGTGCTTTCTAACATGATGGTTGTTAATTCAGAAGAAGATTTATCCGAGTTGATAATCATCTCTCTCTGAGAAACACCTGTTGGAAGAGTCACTGTGTATTCGTGGTTCTTTCCTGATACTGAAAAAATACGATCATTGATTGGGTCAGTTAATACCTTGACTTTAATATCTTTATCAAGATCAACTTCAATCTGCTTTAGTTCTGATCCAAAGTAGACAGGTACTTCTGTGGTGCGACCAAAGGTAGCCTTGAAGATTGCTAAGATAAGCATGTCTCGATCGCCTGCAAGGAGTTGATCTAACATCTTATCGTCTGCCTTTTCACTTCCAATTCGAACTGTTCCTCGTTGAAGAATTATTAAGATTGCTCGACCAATGTTTGCTGCACGAGCAATTGCTTCTTCGTCGTTGCCATTTAGTTCTCTTACCTCTGCCTCCGTGATGACTTCCCCAGCGGCGTTTATGTAGCCGCCAGGGAGAGTCACCACGTTGTCCAAAGGAGGTAGGACTTTTACATCAATAGGCTCTGGCTTTTCAGCGATAGCCTGGTTAATGAGGTTGTTTGCCAATGCGGGATTAGCCGCTGCACTAATTGTTTTCGTCATGTTAGTCCTTTGTTAGTCGAGGAAGTCTGCTGCTTGTGTAGTTAGGTTAGGTGCCCAGTTGAGGTCAAATCCTTCATGTACGAGTGTCATCTGCTCTACGAATAGAGCGTTGTCACCAGCATTGAGGTCTGAGTACGCAACTGATGTTGGCCATGCGTTGTAAACTTCAAAGCGCATCGCTACGTGATCTGTTGCAGAAGAGTTGTCAGTTTCACCTGCAGCAGGAATTGGGTGTGATAGGACTTGAACTTCTAGGTTGCAACGGAAGTTCTGTGCGATAGATCGTGTTGATCCACCAGCAGCAACAGTTGCAAACATGTTACGCATCCAGTCCCAGTTTTGGTTAGTCCCAAGAATCACACCACGTTGTAGTGTGATAGGTGTAAAGGTTGTCTGACCAGGAATCTGGTGGACAGTGGTGTTGTAGCCACCTTCACGGTATGGGATAGAGTCTGTGGTAACCGATAGGCCAGACACAGATGTAAACCCTAGAGTGACACCCTTAAGTTTATCTAGTGTTGGGTTAGTTCCTTGAGGCTTGAATTGCACCAAGAACCTAAAGTTACGAATTGGATCGGTGATTAATGTCGACCGATTATTAATGATTGTAGGCATTTATATTTCTCCTTTGGATTAGTTCAGCGTCTTTTGGCTGAGGTCGATGACGATGAACTCTGCTGGATATTGAAGAGCCACACCAACTTGGATGTGAACCTCTCCATTTGCAATCTGCTGTGCGCTGTTGTTTTCTGCATCACACTTGATGAAGAATGCTTGAGCGTTAGTTGCTCCACGGAGACCGCCTTGGTTCTTGTACTCGTTCAAGAATGAGCCAAGAGTCGTACGAATCTGTGCCCATAGACGTTCATCATTGTTCTCAAACAATGCAAACTCTGTAAGGTTCTGAAGATTCTTACGTACGTAATTAAGTGAGCGGCGCATGTTGACATACTTGTTAGCAGTGCCATCTTGCTTCAATGTGCGAGCACCCATGACAGATAGACCAGCGCCAGGGATCTGACGGATTGGGTTTACTGGAGATGTGCTTGCGTTTAGTGAGTCAAGTTCAGTTGAAGTGAATGTCTTCTCTACAGAAACAATTCCTTGTACAGATGCACCGATACCTGCTGGAGCCTTGAAGACACCACGGCTTGCATCTGTTGATAGGTAGAGTCCTGCTACCGCACCTGATGGACCGATCTTGCGTAGTGCACCAGCACCACGTCCAATTGGATCAGAGATAAATACGTGTGGGTAGTAGACAGCAATTGCTGATGAGTCTGTAAGAGATCCAGCAAATGAGATTGCGTTTGCAACAGTCTGGCTAGGAGCAGTTTCAGCAACTACGAATGAGTTGTTTGTTTCTGCCCAGCCTGATGCTGCATCGTATACATCTGCTTCATCTGCTGACAGGCTGTGAATTCCTGGGAGGAACACAACTAGTGGACGAGCAAGAGGTGAGAAGTCTTCAAATACTGCAGACCCTGTTCCCTTGTAGTCTGTGTAGTCAGCGGCTACTGGAGTAGTTCCATTTGATC